AGCTTTGACCATATCGCGCATATAATTTGCACGGTCCTGCATGAAGCGTTTAGCTTTTTGAATGCGGGATTGAAGCACTGATGAATAATAGACGGCCGCGCCGCTTGTGACGCCCAAACATATTTTAATGCATCCTGGCGACGCATTGGCGCACAAGTTACCGACGCCGGCTAAAGTATGCGGTGCCATGTAGTGGATTGCGTTTAGCCAGCCATAATCGGCGGCTTTGGCGGCTTTAGGGTTATCGATAGAAAAGATACGGTTTTTCATAGGTCACCTATCAATTCGCAAAATATTGCGGGTTGTTATCGGAATCGGAAACAATACAAAGCTTGTCTATTTCCTGAAAATCCCATAGCCAGCCATTTAGCTTTACAAACCTATCGCAAGTTAGGTCATACGCTTTGAAAGTGTCTTGCATATCAGTTTCAGGCCTGACCATAATTTCCAGATTGTATTCGGTGCAATCAGCGATGAATGGTTCGGTATAACCTTGCGCGATTGCTGTCTTGATAGAGCTTGTCATATGTCACCTATATCAGTTGGTTTCGACAATTCATCTCATAGCATAATGCATGTAATATGACAATTGCATATACGGAATCACAGGGATTCCCATTGCGCATAGCTAAAAAAATACCAAACCAAAAACACGCAAACGAACACGGCCGCCATATAGCCAAGCTTTCAGGCCTCCGAGTTTCCGATCGTTCCCTTTCTGTTCTCTTTAGCGCCGCATTGCGGATACTTTACCCGCTACCTGGCCAATAAAAACAAAGACTTGCCTTGACAGCGAGTAGCAAAACAATAATAAACCTTGATCGAGACAATATGATTGGCCACAAGCGGCCACCTGGACGACCCCTATGGGGGGAAGCGTGAGCCTCGCTTATGCGTTAGGGTTCTCAGATTTTTCTGCAAAATTCTAAGGATCAACGCTAGCCCACCCAGCAAGCCCGTACACCTCAAGTCCCCTTAAAGCGCACTCCCAGTACCCCTTAAGTCCAAACCCTAGTGTACGGGCTTCCTAGAGCCTCCTAGAGCCTACTCAGTAATCGTTGTTTTGCCAGACATCGACGATAATTTCCTTTTGGCCAATATGCGTCAATTCTCATAAAAGTGCAGTATGTGATTTGGCTAATAAAATAGATTTATTGGAAATGGCTAACCTTAATGAATCGAGATGTTGGTTTCTTGTTCTTCTTGGTAGTTCTCTTTAGCTGCCCCACGCTCCCTCATGCTCATCTCCCCGAACTCAGGTTCGAAGAAGTCACCAGCCACCTTCATGACCACTTCAGGGTCAAAAGGCTTGCACGAGAAGACATCGAGGTACATCTCGCCAGTCGCGTCCACAAAGTGAGCACAGATGTTGCTGGTCTCAATGAGCTGAGTGAGCGTAAAGCCAGCCTTGCTAGGATCGTGCTCAGCAAAGTGGACAGCCTCTGGCTCTCCGTAAGCCTTCATGTCTATTGCAGTCACCAGGGTCTTACAGAAGTCCACTATGTTATCTTTAGAAGTAATCTTTTCCTTGCTGCATCCACCCAGATCGAGAGACAGATGCCAGCCCCATACGTATGTCATGTTTACATCATCCTAGCGCTTATTCCCCTGTGGGCAGCGCCATAATTAGATTGAGAGTTAAATCGGTCGTCTAATCGCCGATCCTTACGACCTGCTGCATGGTCCATGAACTTCTGTAGTTCACGATCCAGAGCTTCAGACTTCTCTGTAGCTATCCCTCTGTCAGCATCTTGGGCCATTTGTTCAACCCAGTAGTTCACAGCGATGGCTAGAGCGTCCAATCGGTCATCATGTTTGAGAGCGCCCCTGTCGTAGGTGACTCGTGTCATCTGGTAGACAAGGGTTTTAGTAAACTTAGCGTCAGCCTCGTAAGCCTGAGCTGTCTTATAGTCATCCTCGATCACCTTCTTGTCCACGATAAGCTTATGTCTGCTTATAACTGGCTCTAGGGTGTCTATGATGCGTCTTTCCTTCTGCGTGGAGTGCTTTACCTCCTCCACCATACAAGGGTGTACCTTGCTAACCACAGGCTCAAACAGTGCCTGATACATGCCGTCACCAAAGTTAGCTTCTATGATGATGTGGTTCACCAGCTCATCTTTAGCTATCTTGGCCAGCTTCTGTAGGGTAGGCATGTCATAGCCACCTGGAAGGCCGCCAGCTTGGGTGACGAACAGGTAACCATTGAGCATTTTAACCACTGCATAGCCTGTCTCGTCCTTACCTCGTCCACTAGGGTCGATAGACATGACTGTCCCTGTGTAAGAAGCGAACGTATCGTCAGCAGAAGCTGGCATGTAGAACCTATCGCCAGCCATAGCTAGGTTAGGTAGCTCCTTTAGCTCCCTCTTGTAATCAGGAAGCCAATTGATCTTCATAGGAGCCTTCTCTTTGTCTATATCCATGACGACAAGGTCTTTGATCTTCAGCGGGAACCTGTCTTCATCAGAGAGCTGAGTGTTCAGCATGAACTGTAGGGAGAACCCTGCACGCCCATATTCAGCCTGTCTGCCTGCTAGATCGATGTCAGAGAAGCGTTCAGGGTCTGCTGTAGTCCCTTCAGGACGCTTGTCCATGAGCTTTCGTATGTAAGGAGCTAGAGCATCCCCATACTTCTCTGACTCGTCCTTAGTGGGGACTAGAGCTGGCCAAATGCGTGTCTCAAAGGTCTCTGGGAGCTTGGAGTAGATGGAGTCTTCAGTCTGAGGAGTACCCAGATAGATGATCCTAGCGTGCTCCAGTGGCTTCAAGACAGCAGAGAACTCTTTTGTACGCTCAAGGAGCTTCTCCCGCATGTCAGCAGTAGCTGCATTGTTCAGTACCTCCACGTCATCAGCAATGATCTCGTCAGCACGGGAGCCAGTTATCTGTCCGGTTATGCCAACAGACTTAACTGAAGGTGACTGGTCAGCCTTAGCTGGCCCTACGTCGAACTCTATGCGGCTATTCCGCTGCTCTTCCTTTGGTCGAAGGTGACTAAGGATGTCCATCTCCTGTATCAGGCGCATAGTGAACGTAGAGAACGCATCAGCACGCGACTTGGACGCAGAGACAACTAGGAACTTGAGCTGTGGGTTGCAGTAGAGCCTCCACAGGACGTAGGCAGCAGTAATAAATGACTTACCTACGCCCCGGAAAGCTTGAATGGCTATCTTTGTAGGGCCGTTCTGAAGGTAGTTAGCTATGTCGTACTGGATTGGGGTAGGGTCTGGTAGAGAAATGTGCTTCCAGACTAGGTAAAGGAATAGACGGAAGTCTTTCTTGAGAGGATCGTCGTTAGTTTGCATACTCCCCTTCGTCCTCAAACTTAGGCAGAGAGTCCATCAAAGCCTTCAAAGGCGACTCTTCAGTCAGGATAGCCTCAATGCCGTTGTTCTGTAGAAGCTTGATTGCAGCATTCAGCTCGGCAGGAGAAGCATCCCCAGCCTTAACACGACGCAGGAGGTCTGTAGTAACAGCCTCGTGGAGCTGACCTAACAGGTCTTCACTTGCTCTACGCCGTCCAGTATGGACTAGTTCTGTGGTTTTGTTCATTACCGTGGTCCTATCATAAACCAAGGTGCAGCTTTAGTAATCAGCGCACCTACAGTGGACGAGATGCCAGCAACTAGCATAAGGGTCTTCCAGCCACCCTTAGCTTGCATAAGGCACTCTTTGATAGCCTTGAGGTCTTCTTTGACTTCATCAAGGTCTTTTCTAGCGTGCTCTAGTTCAGTCTTAAGGATGGCGATCTGCACATCTGAATCGCTCATCGGCATACCGCCTTCCAGGCAGCATTATGCCCTTTGATCTGCTTTATGGTGTCTGGAGTGTCCTTGGAGGACCAAGTGATAGGCGCAGTAGCTGTGCAGGTAAGATCACTCCCGCTTAAAGCCATCGTCGTTGAGCAGCCCGCCACGCTGATTGTTAACATCAGCAGCGCTACGGGCATCATTAGCTTTGCGAACGGCATCTCTAGTCTCCTTGAGTGCTTGGTTCTCCAGTTTAAGCTTTGCTGCTTGCGCTACTATCCGTAATACATACCAGACAGCGACAAACACGCTTCCGGCAATGGCTGCAACCTTGCCAACGGGAGAAAACAATTTGGTTGTAATGAGTGTCCATATCACGAGGTAGCCTCCTCTTTAGATGAACGGTTAAATATAAGATAAGCAGTAACCCCAATAGTAACAGCGAGCACTATAGCTAGCGCAACGCGCCAATCGATGCCCTGGAGAGCAGCTACAGTCCCAGCACCACCTGATGCCAGACCTCCAACGATCTTCTCCTTGAAGCCATCACGCTGAGTAACCTTAAGGTCACCCTCGTCAGCTTTCGCTGAGCTATCAGGTTCCTCATGTGCAACAGGGGCAGGGTAGGGCGCTCCAGCTAGATTAAGGGAACTGGAGCGGACTTCGTTAACCCTGCGTGTCCAGCCAGCCCCAAAGGTCTTGTAGGTCTTCAGGGAGCGTAGGAAGGCCATGCGGCGATCCAAGAGGGCGTTGATGGTGTCTTTAGTGTTGCTTTGGAGAGCTGCTGTTAACGTAGCGTGACCAAGGTGACCGTCTACGGTGACGCCAAGTACACGTTGGAGGTCTTTGGTAGCCCTGCTCGGACCTGAGTTAACTGCGTAGTCAAACAGTGCATAATCGAGACCAGAGGGGAGGTCATCGCAATGGATAGGGTTCCAATACTGTGATCTGTAGATGTCTCTGAGTTCTGCTTGTTCAATAGAACGGACGGAGCGTTGGGGAAGTCCTCGACGAGAGCGGTAGCCATTGTATACCCGCTGGGTGACGCCACGCATGGTGGCTCCACCTGGGTCAGCAGGATGATTTGACCATCCGCCCTCGTGTTTAAGGACCAATTCCAACGAAGTGTTGAAATTAGTTTGCATTAAATATCCATGAAGTATGTTATTTAGGAACTGTTTTAAGCTCGTATAATAGTTTTTGTTTAAACTATAGTCTGACCATTGATAGATGATACAAGGTCAACATTTGTTGATGGAAAAGCTCTTCCGTCTCCCCACAAAACTCTCACAGCACCTTCACCACCGTATCCTGAATAATTGGTTGGCGCGTTAGGCTGTCCAAATGAGCCTACTTCAACAGTAATGGCGCTGCCGGGGGTGACGGGAATGTTGTTTTTCCATCCAAGACCACCGCCGCCACCGCCTATTGAATAAGTACCGCATCCGCCGCCGCCGTAAAGACCTCCGTTAGACTGAAGTCTGGTAACAGCAGGGTATAAAGGGTTGTAATTGCCTGCATCTGTTCCTCCAGAGCCTCCTCGTCCTGCCCAGTTATATACGGGGGTACCGGAACCAGCACCGCTTGCACCTTGGCCGTAGATACCTACGCCACCACCGCCGTACCACGCTCCTCCGCCGCCGCCTCCTCCAGAACCCGGCTGTGAAGCTATGATGCCGTTACCGTACCCATCAGATTTACCGGCATCACCCCCATTACCTGTGTAGCCTCCGGCTCCTCCTCCGCTATAAAATCCGTTTGTAGGAGTACTGTCTGGTATTCTGGAATTACCTCCATATCCACCTCCATCTCCAACAAAACCTCCACCATATCCCCAGTTATTTCCTGACTGATCGAGCTGATCTGGGCTACCACTCCACGTAGCATTGCCTCTTACGCCTCCGAAACCGGCAACGGTGGAAGTATTTATAAAATATGAAGTGCCACCACTAGAAACATTGTACAACGGTTGGCCATCACGAAATCCACCGCCGCCACCTCCTATGCACACGACACAAACAGATTTAACGCCTTGGGGAACGACCCACGAATGTGTGCCTATTGTTGTGAATAAAACCTCGGCTGGATCTGCAATGAACCCTTTTCCATACCCGATAAAAAATGTGTGAGGTAAACTCATCGCTTGCCTTCTTTCTTATATCCAAAACACTACAGCTAGAGCTGGCCCGCCATTGTTTGTTACGGAACCTCCTTGCCCAGCAACTAAATTGAGTAATGCTGAAGCAATATACGTAGAAGCAAGAGATTTAACAGATGAGCCGTTAGTTGGTACTATAAGGCTTCCGTAATTGTAATGAGAATCTACGGAACCGTGATTGCCTCTTCCGCGTACTTGACCGCCATTCTGTCTAGATTTTAACATGTCTGAGCTATAGGAAGAAAAACCGTTAAATCCATCATTCTGTACTGCGCCGCTATCAAAGTCTGGTGACCCTCTACCACCTCGAACAATAGTCCAATTATTTATATATCCACTATGATTACCAACAGAAGCATGTTCACTTATCCACACGACAGAATCTGTGGCAGAGTTACCACCATAAGTAGCTTGTGTATAAGTATTGCTAGCGACAGAATTGGGATATGCACTCTTTAGATAAGGAGTAGCTGTGTTGTTTTTAGAGTTGTGAGCGCCTGCCCCATAGGTCTGCGATCTATTTCCGCCAGAAATATGAAAATAGTTATTAAGATTTATACCCAAATTATTTATGTCATTTTCCGTAAGCGTAAGAGCAAAAGCGTCACCGTCGTTTGAAGGTGTAGCTCCATCTCCGTCATCTAGTGGACCATATGCCCCTGCTGCCTGAACTGCTATTACTAATTTGGATTTATTAGGGGGTAATTCGCCTACCTTAAATGCTAGATGAAAACCGCCTCCATAAGTACCGTTCAAGCTGCTTGTTTGGTCTGATAGGGTACCCACAAAGGCAAAAGGATTAATAGAGTTACTATATAAGTTTTGTACTGCATAAGTTGTGCTTCCAGTTAGACTACCAGAGTACGTTGAAGTGCTCTGTGACGAAATTACTCCATCACGATCTACATATTCGTAGAAATATTCAACCGTTGGTTTCAGCCCGCCAGCTCCACCTATAAAAAATGTGTGAGGTAAACTCATAGCTTACCTCCTTACACTGTATACCCAGAAGCGTTAGCAAATATTGTTGTTCCGTCTAAGCAAGTCATTGAAACAACCCAATAACGGTAATCTGTCCATGTAGGTTCTGTTGCGTCAGGCCATTTGATATCGGTACTCCAAGTAGGAGCATAACCTGCGGCAGCTCTATCCAAAACAACCATTGATGTTTTACCAGCAGCAATGTTAATTCCAGAGAAAGCTGTAGCTGCTGTCATGACAACATGGTTCATTGGTACGTTCATATCCAACGTTTGCGTAGATGATGCTGATGTAGATGTCACAACAGGATGAAGCTGTTTATATGAGCCAATAATAGGTTTGTTAATGTCAAACGAATCAGTAGCATCGGTGTAAAGAATTGAAGCGTTTGCGCCATCAATTTCAATACCCGAACCATCAGCTTCCGCTGAAGTAGAAGCACCAGCAGTAAGCGTGATATTCTTATCAGCTACTTCTAAGATTGTTGAGTTAACGGTAGTTGTTGTACCATCAACTTGTAGGTTTCCTGCTATAACAACTGTTCCAGTATTGTCGCCTACTGCTGCCGGATCGATTGTAAAGGTAGAAGGTCCGGCCAAATATCCAGTTACAGTAATGTTTCCAGAAGCGTTGACATCATTTGCAGAAAGAACACCAGTTGATGAGAGGTCTGTAGCGGTTACAGCACCAGTAAATGTAGCTCCTGAAAGCGAGGCGTAATTTGATCCTGCATTCTGGAGGATAGAAACTTGGTTTGCCCCTTCAGCTTGTATAAGACCTACCTGTATTGTTCCTTGAGAAGTAATAACACTTACTTGTGTCGCTCCCTCTAACGTTAAATCAGAGATAGTTATGTTGCCTATCGTGCTTTCGATTGCTTTACCAAGAAGCAACATATCTTTGTAATTTGTTACAGTATCAAGACCGTCTTGAAGTGTAGTTTCAAATGTAGTAAAATCTAATGCCATGTTATAATCCTGCTAATGCTAAAGTTTCCACATCATCCAGTAGAGTATCAACTGCACCTTGAGTGTAGTAGCTGGTATCGTGGTTGTGATTGATGTCTGACTTTCCAGCCAGCAGTGTGTCTACTTCTGTTTCAGTGTAGTAAACAGTGTCGTGGTTGTGGGCCGCAGCAGCAAAGTCAGTCAGAGCATAGCCGCTGTCCTTGATGTACTTGCCGGTAGAACCATCGAACAGAGTGATGTTGGCATCAGTCGCACTGGAAGGACCGAGAACGTCACCGGAGCCAGACCCCGCTGCGCCTTGCTCGCCCTGCGGTCCTACTACGTACCCAGCGTTAACAGTGCTGTTATCAGAAAGTGTAATGATAAGTTCACCATTACCGTTAACAGTAGCGCTGCTGATGTTTAAGCCAGGATCGCCGGTATTCCCGGTCTCGCCCTGAATGCCTTGGACACCCTGATCACCTTGATCACCTTTAGGCCCGACAACGTTCCCAGCATTGATTACTGTGTCGTCGGTAAGGGTGATCTGAAGGTATCCATTATTGTCTACAGCGGCTGTATCTATGGTTACTCCAGGCTCGCCTTGGATTCCCTGGCTTCCGGTCTCACCCTGGATTCCCTGCTCGCCTTGCGGACCGGTAGGCCCAGTAGGGCCGACGATATTGCCATCGTAGGCGAACGTACCGTTGCCCTGATACACAAGAGCCTTCCCAACGTTAGCAGAAGATGGCTCAGGCATACCTTTAATCTGTGTGAGGCGTACCTCAGTTACCATTCTGTCCTCCCTTCGGGTAGGTCTCCTTCACAAGATCAATAGCGACAATCCAATCCATCACTTCTGGTGGAAGGGTTATGCCTTGGTCCTTGAGAGACTTTGTGAGCTTATAGATCGCATCGATCTGATCGGTGACTGTGGGGTACGCCTGTGAACGACGCACCCTGTAGTCGGAGGTGTGACTTATCTTCATACAGTTACCTCCTTGTCTTTGTATTGAACTGATGTGATCTTGATTGTGTATGGGCCAACTAGGTTGGCATCGAGTTCGATTACGCCATCTGTAATGTCGTATTCAGTTCCCTCGATCCTTGCTTTGCAGGGGATGGGGAGGTTGGATACTGTGTTACCGTTGATGCTTGGTGTGAACTCTTGTTTAGCTACAGGCTTCCCAAGTGAGATGTAGTAATCTGATGGGTAGAATGTGCCTTCGACGTACTTGTCGCCCCACTGTGGGTTGATGGCTATGTCTTCAGGTGAAGAGGATACGTTGTACGTAATCCGGCCATCGCTTTCGTAGAATGTAAAAGCTGGCATTATCGCATTGCTCCTATAACACTTAAAGACGTATTGCCTATTACCACTGAGCTTGTAGCTCCCTTCCAGCGGACGTAGACTGTGTGAGTTCCTGCTGACAGAGTTGATCCACCAGACAGCGAAGGGGAGTTTGAAGGATAACCACCACCATTAGACACGCCTGAGATGACCGATCCATTGAGGTACATTTCAAGAGTAGTGTCTGGGATCGAGCCGCTGTACGCTTGGTTGCTTCCAAAGATGAAGAAGCATTTCGCTTGGTACGGTAGAGTGAACGTAATGGTTCCTACAGTTCGCCAAGAGTTAGTGCCTGAGTACGCATTCTGGTCGAATACGTTGCGTGGAATAACGATTGCTTCACCCTGCACTTTCAGGGTAGTGACGTTGGCATCGTAAATCTTTGCTGTCGTAATAGCAGCATCAGCTATGTAGCCAGACCCAAGCAGGAAGTTGTTAGCTGATAGGTGAGAGGTTGTTATTGTTCCACTCTGGATTTGAGAGGCACCAATTGCACCCGCTGCCACCTTGCCGACCACCACAGAGTTTGCTTGGAGCTTGTCTGAGGTTATAGCATCTGTTGCTATTTTAAGAGCGGTTACACTCAAGCTAGCAATTTTCTCTGACGTGATCGAAGAAGCCGCAAGCTTGTCTGTTGAAATCGCCCCTGTAGCTATTTCTGTTGCGCTGATAGCCCCCGCCTGGATGACCCCTGCGGCAATAGAGTTAGCAGTGAGCAGACTGCCGTCTACTGATCCTGTGAGGTCACCACCGGCAACCGCAGAAGTCCAAGCAGCACCTTCATAGCGATACAGCTTGTTGTCTGTAGTCAGATAGGCCATACGGCCTTCAAAGTTGCTGGTTGATGGTAGGCTGGCTACGATCTCTACCGGGGTAATCCCCTGAGCAAACTTTGCTGTAGTGATAGAGCCGTCAGCAACCGTAGCTGATGTGTCGTTTGTCAGAACAATGGCAACCCACTGGCTTCCAGCAGCATCCCACTCATAGAGTTTTTCATCGGTGGACAGGTAGACTACCTGACCTGCTGTTCCAGACGCCGGGAGCGAAGAGACAACAGTAATTGCATCTGGGGCATCAGGAGTGAACTCTTGGAATATATCAAGCCAAGTGCTTGTGTCAGCGTCCCAGATATAAAGCTTCCCATCGGTGCTGTTATAAATAGTTTCGCCATCTACTGTACCAGACGCAGGGTTTTGGGTGACTACTTCGACAAAAGCTGACGAAGGGCTTGATCCTCCGCCACCTCCAGATACAGAGTTGTTAACCCACTTGGTGCCGTCATAGACAAGGCTCTCATTGAGCTGTGGGTTAGTTATAGCAACGTCAGCGAGGTCGTTCAGTTCCCCATTGGTAACTACGACACCGCTTGTGTTGCCATCATAGAACCTGATAAACGTAAGGTTAGCGTTGTCACCTGTCTTAGGAGCGTTAGCAAAGGTTATCTCTGCCTGATCCTCAGAGTTGACAGCAACTGAAAAGTCCACTGTGTTTTCTAAGAGGACCCCGTTCAGCGAGACTACCCATAGGCCAGCAGAGTTTATTATGTCGCCAAGGTTGATGCCTCCACTGTCAAGACGGAAGGTAGTTGTAGAGTCATTGAATAGGCTATCAAAGCTACTGATGGTGTACGAGCGTCCGTAGACTGTGCCAGTACGGTCGTAGGTTTCTTGAATAGCGTACAGGAGCTGGTTCACTGTAGCATTGATGTTACCGGCAGTGAACGCAGAGCCGTTGCTATAGACAACCTGTGGGCTATCTACAGCAGTCTTTCGCTCAACGTATATGAAGTCGTCGGATTCCAGAGCATCAGTCAACCGAATAAGCGAGGGGTTTACAAAAGTGAATGAGACAGGACCATTCTTGCGTGTGACAATAACGTCTTCCTGTCTCAGATAGGGGAAAGGAACGGAGAAGTCAGTGGTGCTGCCATCCCCGCTATAAGTTGTAAATGTGTTGTAAGACATTATTTTCCTTTTAACGAATAGGTGCAGTAACTGGTAAGTCAGTAATCAATTTCATTTTTTGCTGCATGGTATTCAGGATTCCATCGTGAACTCTTTGGTCACCATCGAGAGCTTGTCTGACGGCCTCCTTCCAAACGCTGTTCATTTGCTTACTGTAGATTTCATCCCTGTAGTTAATGCCCTTACTCAAATCTGGTCGCCCTTTAGGAGACACAGGCCGACCTTCAGTCTGCTTTAGCGTGTAATACGCTTGCTCAGGCCACATCCTGTGGAAGTTCTCCATAGCTTTGTTGTATATTGTTGATTGACCGTCTCTCGTGGGCATTGCACGCAGATCAGTCACACCTCGAGCTTGTAATCCAAACAGGCCTTCTGGCTTAGGTGACGGTACGAATACTTTCCCTGACACGTAGGACATGGAAGCTATCTCTCTGAGAGAGTATGTATCCCTCTCATTCAAGCCTTTACGATCCGTATTGGTCACATCAAAGCCCATGAACCCAAGGAAGCCTTGAGTGATGTTCTTTCGCTTAAAACCAAGCGCATCGTACTGATGGGTGATCTTGTCGCTAGCTGGGTTGATTATCTGCCCGAAT